GGGCAGGTCTGAGCCATTCAACGCTTCGCTGCTCATGCTTGCTCCTTGGTGATGCCGTGGAAACACTCCGTCGCCTCGATTCCGAGCGTGAAGGCATCCAGCGGGCTCATCTTGTCGCCCGCGAGTGCTGCGGGGCCGAGGTGCTCCATGACCAAGTTCCCGCGCTGGTGCTCCGTCATCGGCTCCGGCTTGGGGGTGGCGAGGGTGAGGGCCACCAATTCGCGGATGTGGTCCGCTGCCTCGTCCTTCAGTGGGGTAGGCGTGAACGATTGATTTAGCTTATCCGCACACTTGAGAGCTTGAGCATTTGTGTACCGGCGCACCGCCTCCCCGCCGCTGGGCTGCTGCACGAACTTGATTCGACCGGGCGGCATGGTGGGATCGAGAACGACCTTGAAGCCAGCGATGCTGGGCTGCTGCGCCTGCTCCTGGCTGGCGGGCGGGGCGGTGCTTTCTTCGGGCCATTTGCCGGTGTGGGCGAAGTGGTTCAGTTCGCTCGCCGTCTTGGCCCAAGCCTCCCCACCCTCTGCGGGCACGCCGTTGACGCAGCGATTGCCTGAAGCGTCCCATGTGATGTGCGTGGGCTGGGCGGGATGGGTGAGGGCGCGGGTGTTCCAGGTGGTGCGAGCATCGCTGTACGCCTTGATCTTTGCCGCATCGGTGGCGTTCGGCCCTGTGTTGGCCGATGCGCCGCTGGCACCGCACCTGCATGTGACAGCCCAACGCCCGTATTCGATGTGGCGGGCATCTTGTGGATCGGCGCCGCAAAACGGGCACGCCTCCAGCGCCTGCTGCGCTGCCTTGGTCAGTTCTGTGGTCATGGGTGTCTTTCAGCGGATAGCCCAGGCCACAACAGCAGCTAGGCCAACGAGGGCAAATGCAGCGGGCCACGAAAGCCCGTTCAGTGCTTGGATGAACTCAGCCATTGCTCGGCTCCTTGGTGGCTTGGTGGGCGGCGTGCTGAATTGGGTACGGGCCAACCTCTGAGCCGATGACAGCCACAGGCCCTGCCGCCTCCAGTTGTGAGATGAAGTTGCGCTTGCACTCGGCTTCCATTTCTGGGGTGCTCGTCAAGCAGTCGAAGCAGATCATTGAGCAGCCTGGGCCGTAGGGGCGGCACTCGGCATCACGGTTGCAGTGTTGGCACTTCATGCTTGCTTCTCCCCACCGGCAGGGGCGGTGATGCCGCGCAAATGCTCAGCCAGCTTTTCGCGTTTGGTCTCTGGGTTCGGGTCTTCGGTTCGCTGGTTGAGGCCCTGGTCAAAGCACGCATCGGCGTAGGCGTCGGCCAAGCGCATAGCGCCGTCGAACCACACCTCCGTCATCGGCACCGCCTGCGGGCGCAGGTCGGCGTCAGCCCAGGCCATGTAGCGAATCTCGGTACGCGCCAGCACATCCGCTTCTCGGGCCTGTGACACGTCAAAGCAAACCGCCCACGGTTTCGCAGATCCTTTCTCGCGCCAAGCGAAAGCGACTGGCTCAGACTGCGGGCGCATGGCGAGGATGGCGCGGATGTCGGCCTCAAGGCTGGCGACAGTGTGCGCACCCTCTTTGAAGAACAGCGCCTGGGCGAGAAGCGCCTTGACGACTCGATCCGACACCCCCGCCGCTGCCGGTTGCGATTGCAGGGCGGCGAGGTGGTGCTCAGCTTCGGTCAGGCTCGACCAGTCGTGACCGGCTTCTCGGCAGTAGGCGACGATTTCGCGCAGCAACTCATGCAGCGCGGCAGGTTGGTGGGTGGTCATGTGTTCTGCTCCTTCGGCGGATTGGGGAGGACGACAGGCATGGCCTTGATTGCCGAAGCGTCGTAGCAGCAATCGTGGTCAACCGCCGCCTCCCAATCGAGGATGAGATCGCCGCGCTTGTAGCCCATGACGACATGGCCGCATGACAGCGCAAACCACACGTCGCCATCCGGGCAGTCCTGCACAGCCACCCACCCTCCATCCTTCGCAGCAGAGAGGGCGGCGTCGATTTCGTGGAGCAAGCAAAGAGGCCAGTCATAGTCCGGGTGTCGCGCTTGATTGCGCGCTTCCTCCAGCAACCCCACCAGTTGCGCAACGAGGTCTGTCATGCGGTGGCTCCTTTGAGGGCGGCGTCGATGGTCGATTCATCAAAGCTCCGAGTGAGGCGAAGCTGACCGGCGTCGTCCATGTAGATGGCCGCTTGCACGCTTTTCAACGCCCCCCGCATCGCATCCAGGTCGGCGAGAAGGGCGCGCAGGTCGGTTTTCCCGACAAAAGCTGTCTCCCATTGCGTTTCCTCCAACGCCTCCCGAATCCGCTTCTCGTGGTCAGTCATGGCGCTCTCCGGTTGCTTTGGTGATGGCCTCCTGCGCTTGCTGAAAGGCTGAGTCCAGTTGCTCCCCATGCGCGCTCATGACAAATTGCAGGGCCTCCAACAACTCAGGGGCGGCGGCGATCAGGCGGGCGTTGGCGAGGCGCATAGTTGCCTCCTTTCCGCGTCCGTCTTCATGGCGTTGCTGGGCTTGGGCTACTTGCCAGCCATCAGCAGAATCAACCTCAAACCCAACACCTTGAGTAGATACAGCCCAAGGCCCCGGCGTGTGTTTTGCGTCGCTCATTTGGGTTGCTCCTGGCGGGCGGCGAGCATGGCGTCGGCCATTTCGTAGGCTTCCCGCGCCCGAGTAGGAAAGTGTGTGGTTCCGTCTCCGCGAAGCAATGCGTGCATCGCCTTCGCCGCAAAGTAGTCGCGCATGGTCATGCCATGCGCTTGCCACGTCGAAGCGTCCTGAACCGGAAATGCTGGCTCGGATGCTTGTGTCTCGTTGCTCATCTCTCTCTCCTGTCTGGTCTGTCTGGTGGGCACCCTTGGTGCTAACCGGCCCCCTTAGGGTGGGTGCCCGGAAAAGTTAGGCGGCGCGAAGTGCCGTCAGTTGCGTGACCGTGGCTTCGACTTCAGCCAAGAAGGCGACGGCTTCGGCCTCATAAGCGCGGATCAGGTCGTCATCGCGCAGGACACGACAGACAAACATCTGAAGGTCAGCGGGCATCCGAGGATCGAAGCTCACGAAGTCGCACCAAGCGCGGCCAGTGCAGGCCATCTGCCACTGCATCTGCGGGATGTACTTGGCGGGCGCTGCCTTGCTCAACAACGTGTCAATGTGCGCCTTGGTTTCGGGGCACTTGATTTCGATGAGGCCATCCGTTGACACCAAGCCATCAGGCGATGCGCCGGACATGGCGATGGTCGGATGGGGAACCATACCGACCTCAGTCACCAGCAGACCAAACTCGGCTTCGTAGGCGGCGCGGGCCAACGGTTCGCACTCGGTGCCCCACTTCATCGCGGCGTTGGTGAAGCCTTCGGCAGCCTTGCCGGTCAGCCGTTCGGCCACAAGTTCGGCGCGGTAGTTGGCGCGGCTGGCTGCTTCTCCGACCTTGACCTTGGCAAGCACGTCAGCCAGGCGCGAAGCCGTCAACTTGCCGACACGTTGAGCGAACCACTCGGACGAACCTTGGATGACGTTGCTCATTGTTTGACCTCGCTTGCGTCGATCACGATTGCTTGATTCGCTGCGGCCTTCAGGTCGGCTTGGTGCTTCTGCCAGAAGGCGGCCTTTTGCGCACCCTTGGGGAGCTTTTGGAAGGCAGCAGACAGGGCATCAGGGCCGTTCTTTGCAGCTTCCTGCATCGGCGGCAGGTGCTGGGCTTCAAACTCAGCCAATCCATCGGGGGCGTTCTGCTCGGCGGCTTGGTTCGGATTGCGTGCGGCCCGGATGCTTTGCGGCGTCACCTCAGATTCGGCGATGCGCTCGGCCTCGTCTTGGTCGTAGATGCCGGAGAAGCCGAACGCCAGTCGGGCGCACTGAATCATGGCCTTGTGGCGCAACATGCGACGCGGGTGGCTCATCCATGGGCCAACGCTCGACCGCTTGCACTCGCTCATGTACTCGGTGACCTCAACCGGGTGGTTGCGATCCTTGCGGTACATCACGCAGGTGCAGGACTCGTCATCCTGCTTGAACGACATGCCATCAAAAGCCGGGTGGCTGTTGATGATCCGCGACCAGCCATCGACGCCGACAACAGGAATGATCCCGTTGTTTTTGTCGGGGAAGGCGTAGATTTCCTTCGTCCAAGGGTTCAGGGCGTATTGGTCAGCAACCAGCAGCAGGGCAGTCAGTTGGGCGTCAGTGACCTGGCCCTTGAACACCGTTTGTTTCAGGGTGCCGACAAGCTCCATGCCGTCGCCCATACTGAAGCGCGTTGCCAGCTTGGTCGTGAGTGTGGTCAGTGCATTGCTCACCGCATCACCCCCAGCAGTTGGCCGACGGCTGACCAGTCATAGCCCGAGAGCACTTCAAAGCCCCAGCCGATCATGGCGAAGACGATGAAGACGGAGGCGGCG